GATGAGTTGTATTTCGCCGAACCTCCAGCAGATTCCGCGTGATCCGCGTTTCAGATTGGCAGTCCAAGCTCCAGCTGGTTGGAAACTGGTTGTAGCGGACTACGGGCAGATGGAGCTTCGCTTGGCAGCCGCAGAAGCACAGGATCCCTTAATGACAGAGGTGTTCCAGCAGGGGCAGGACCTCCATACGATGACGGCGACGCAGATTTATGGGGTTGAGCCAGATGAGGTTACGAAGGAACAGCGGCAAATCGCAAAATCGGCAAACTTCGGATTGTTGTACGGAAGTGGTGCAAAAGGACTCAGAAATTACGCAGCAGCAACAGGCATCCAGATGGATCTTGATGAGGCGGCGGAGGTGCGGCAAAAGTTCCACGCTGCATATAAAGGCATCTCCCAATGGCAGCAGCAAAATGCTCGCGCTGCTGATGCGGCTAAGGACAATCCATCTATCCGCATACGCATCTCGGGCTTGCGGCGGTTTCTACCGGGTGAGCACAACAAACTCACCACGCGCTGCAACACTCCAATCCAAGGGGCAGGTGCTGCAGTCCTCAAACTTACTCTCGGCAAACTGTGGCCTCTACTCCACGCCGACGGGGAGGACGTGGTGCGTTTGGCCGGCGTGGTGCATGACGAAATCATCTTGCTCGTCCGCGAAGAACACGCAGATGTCTGGGCGCTCCAGCTGCAAACCGTGATGGAGGAAGCTGAAGCTCGTTGGTTGGGCAAAATTCCACCGCTTGCTGAAGCTAAGGTCGGGGATAGCTGGCAAGAGGCCAAGTGACCCAGGAGGATTTTGAGTACCGCGTTCGGATGCACACGCGCCACGGCGGTACTCACGATCTGTTCATCGTTGCTCCAGATGCTTTCTCCGCACGGATGAAGGCACTGGAGCTTTGTCCTGAGCATCGGCCCCAGTCGGTGATGCGAGTCTCAGATTGCGTCTCATGAGTCCAGCCCGCACGGGAAGAGAGCTGGTGATGGAATGGCTGAATCGGGAAATTCGTGCGGCGAAGACGGCGGATTTGCAGCGGGCTGCGGCTTTTTTGGAGTGGGCTAGGGATATACGGAAGGGATGCGCCAAGCAGAGGGGTGGGGCGCGGGTGGCGCAGGCCAATGCGTGGCGGAAACGGGTGGATGATGACGTGCGGTGGTGAGACTACTGTGACTCAGTATGCTATTGTGTAGCAGACTAGACCGCAGGCCATGCCCCTGAACCACGGAAACAAGTATTACTGCCAGCTCCTGATTGACCCCAACCGTTACAAGCTGGCGGAGAATCTTGCGTCCCAAGAGGGCAAGAAGGTTACGGCGTATCTGCGGGAGCTGGTTTACGCAGGATTGGCGCTGAGATCGTCGGAGTACAAGACTGCTCAGGAAGCGGATGAGGCGGCCTGGCGCGAATCGGTGAAGCGGCGAGTTGAGGGACGGATGCGTTCCAAGCAAGAGGGCAAAGTGTCAGAAACTGACGCATGAGACTTAGTTGTGTTTCGTGATATACCGCCAGCATGTGCCGATAGCCTTTAACCTTACACAGTAGTCACTTGAGAGCAATGACGCGCTATGTCGTCATGGTCGAGGATCGCTGGGTTACGGCGGTTTACGACTCTGGTAAAGGAATCGGTTTCACCAGATCCAAGGAGGACGCATCCTCGTGGGTCACATACGAGCGGGCTGTCGCTGCGGCGAGAACTGTTGCTCAGTCTTGTAACTGCAATGCTGCTGTGCATTGCGTTGATGAACCCGCCTATCCCCAATCATGGAAGTAGTGCCATTCCAGGAACAGCAGGACCCCGACCTGAGGCTCGGTGAAGGTCGCTCGCGTACCAGCTCAGAAAAAGCTCAGCTATTCGAGCTGAAAATCTGGTTGCCGGGCCAAGGTGCCATGCGCGATCTGGTGCGAGCGGAGTCGCTCCAGCAGGCGATTCAGTTTGCGCAAAACCGCTACCCGAACTGCAAGGTGGAGGTGCCGACGGCGGCGGCGAAAAAACCTAAGCTGGCTCGTGCCAAAAATGGGCCGCGTGAAACGGCCCGTAGGCGTCTCAAACTCGTGGAGAAAAGGAATGAGCCAGCAGATCGCTGACTGGGCACGCCAGTCGTGGGGTGAGGTCATCGTCGACCAGAATCGCGCTGACCTTTTGGACAAGCTCTACTTCTGGGATGGGCGGGACAAAAAAGACCACCCGCTCCACGCCACCTATACCGGCCTGTATCGCAAATACACCGCTAACTAGGCGGAGTCGCGGTCCATCCCAAACTGATCGGCCAGGTTATCCGCAGCTTCGCGGATAGCCCAGGCCGATTTTGTGCGTTCCAGCTGGTGGAGCGTATTGAGGACAAGGGCGGCTTCAAGTAGGCCGCGATAGTCCTGTTTGTTGAACAGGTTGACTAACCACTGGTCAGTGGCGGCCTTGTGGAAGCTGGACTCAGCGCTGTGTTCGATGGGGCGCATGATTAACCTTTGCGGATTCGCATGAACCAGCCTGTGTCGTTGCCTTCAATGAGCCAGCGAGGCAGCCAGTTCTTTCTGGAGTAGGCAATGCCAGCTCCACCTTTGTTGCTGACGTAGCCGCCGTTTACCAAATCCGCTTCACCGAATGGATCGTTGTGGATGAAGTGTGTTGGCGTATATCCGACCACTACGGTCCAGTGACCTGTTCCACTCGGGTTAGACACAGGCCCCCGATGTAGCCAACCGACAGGAACTGGATGACCGTTAGCGATCTCAGTTTCTAAGTCCTCGACTGTGCCATCCATCTCGAAGGTGGCGGTCAGTCCCAGTGCTTTGAGAGCAGCAATCTGTGCTTTTGGGTCGGTTGTATCGCCGAAACGGGCGCGTAAGGCGTTGTACTCATAATCGCCGTTTACTTTTCCGTAGTAGCGGGCCACCATTGCGCAGCTGGAGCTAAAGCATTGACGCCAGCCCTTGGGGCCATCGTCCGATCCAAGCTGGTATTCGTAGGGAACTTTGAGTAGCTTCTGGTTTGGGGGGACGACAGGTTTAGCTCCTGCATGTTGTTCCATAAGTTGGATTAGCTTTCCTGGGTAGTTCGGGTCTGTTGCGTAGCCCTCTTTGTGAAGCCATTTAGCGGCCTCTTCACGGGTAGCAGCGTTATTGCAGCCCTTGTAGTTTTTGTAGTCTTTGTACCAGTGATCTACGAGGTAGATCACGCATGAGAGCAAATCTGGAAAGTCGATGAAACTGTCAGTGATTGTTACCCACTGACCGTTAATAAACTCTTGTGTTTTCTTGTCGCTGCCTTCACCTTTAAGGCCGAAAAAGTTGTTTCTTCCAGATACCAATTTGCCGTAATTTGATTCGAGTGCCCATTGGGCAGCTACGAGTTCAGGGAATTTTGCACCAGCAACTCTGGCAGCTTCAAGGATGCCTTCCCAACTGTTGGGAAACTGGCTTTGTTTGCCGGCAACGCTCCAGGTTTTGAACCAGCCTTGGTCGCGGCCCAAGATATGCGGATTGGCCTTATTGATTGCTTGCTCCAGTTCGGTGACAGCCGCCATCTGATGGGGCAGTCCCTTGTAGAAGCGAAACAGGTCGCTAAGACGGATTTTGTTGCTTGCCATCGGACCAAGGGGCGTGGATGCTCATGGCGCCGCCCAGTAGGCGGCTGTCGCCGGTTTGGAGCTGTTCATCAATTTCGTGGTGAACGATCACAGGAGGTGGATCGGTCGGTTGGGTTGCGTGCCAGTCCGCTTCAGCCCTGTCGAGCTTGCCGGGGAGTAGTAGATCAAACCACCACTCCCGTACAGCCTGCTCCCAAGTTTTGCCTAGAGCTTTTTTCCTTTGATAGCGCGGAGGGCGTGGAACACCAGCTGGATGATGCTGTTGTCCTTCAGCGGCGACAGAGCAATCAGCTCGGAAGCGGCTGCGACGCAAATCCAGAAGGCTGGATGCTGGATAAAGTCCATGTGAAATAGGAACCCTGCAGGAAGTTTAGCTGTACTAGAGAAGAGTTCCTGCGCACGTAATAGTTTCTACCGCTACATTCCGGGTAGCTACTGCTTGGTATGGACCATCGCATTGAGGATGGCGAATACTTAAACAAGAAGGAAGCAAAAGCGAGATTTAGGCAATCAATCCTTAACCACTGGAATAATTCCTGCGCCTATTGCGGGGCAGACTTGGGGCGATCTGCAACCCTTGATCACGTCCATCCGAAATTTCGTGGTGGGCATACGCACCAGCAGAATCTGGTGGCCTGCTGCTTTGCGTGCAATATCTCGAAATCGGCTGAGGATTGGCTGGAGTGGTACAGGGACCAGCCGTTTTGGGAGCCGCATCGGGAAGATGCGATCATCCGCTGGATTACTGATGGGCTTGTTGCTTAGGGTCCCAGCCCATGCCTTCGAGGTACATCACCGCGATGTAGTGGTCCTCGGCATAGCGGCAGATGCTGCCTTTGCAGGCGCGGTAATACAGCTCGCCGCGTTCGTTTTCGAGCTGGTCCAAGCTGTAGCCGTTGCCGTAGTCAGTGGTATGGACGACGCTCATTAGGACTTTGCCTCTAGTTTTGAGACGCGCTGTTCGACAGTATTTAAGCGCGTAAATGTTTCTTTTCGGTCTTCTTTGATGTCGGTGTGGAGTACCTCAAGTTGCGTGGCGATGTGTTCCACTGCACTTGTGAGGCGGATTACTGCGTCGCGTGCTTCATCGCTACGCCGGCTAAAGCCCATTGCGCCCATTGCCGCCACGGAAATTGATGCGCCAGCGATGGCGGCTACAACTTCAATCATGGCGACAATAGCTACCTAAACAGGCTAGCGCCCCTGGCCGACAAGTTTTTTCTTGCCGCGACGGCGTGGGCGGCTGTGCTGGCCAAAACCCTGACGGGTAGTTTTTGGGCGACCAGCTTGATGGTCTAGTCGCCCAGTGCCAGTTTTTGCTTTTACTGCCATCAGTTAGTACCGGGTTCGGGCGGCCACTGCACTTCCCAAGGGAATCCTTCCTGTTGCGGCACCATGCGCAGCGTTTCGCGGTACAGCGCCCATGCTCCTTTGCCGTCTGGATCCAGCGGGCTATCGGCAAGCTGTGTCCAATCGCAGGCCGCCAGACGTGCATTGCGATCTTCGCGCACGCGCTCAGCTTGCTCTGCATCTTTGGCGAAGCAATACGCCTCCCACTGCTCAGCGGCGGTATGCACCACGCCTTGATCGTCGGTGTAGTCCTGGAAC